AAATCGATGATGACTTGATGATTAAAACTTGCGAAATCCATGGATATCGTTATACAATCATCACACCTAATGATATTGTGATTCCTCCTAGTACTAATGATTACGTTTCATAAAATTCGTTGGAAAAATTTTCTTTCTACAGGAAATCAGTATACGGAAATTGATTTTGAAAAAAATTCAACCACTTTGATTATAGGATCAAATGGTGCTGGTAAAAGCACAGTTCTTGATGCTTTGACTTTTTCTTTATATGGAAAACCTTTCCGCAAAATTAATAAACCACAACTTCCAAATTCTGTAAACGAAAAAGACTGTATAGTAGAGGTAGAATTTACAGTAAATAATATTCAATGGAAAGTTGTAAGAGGAATCAAACCAAATATATTTGAAATCCATAGGAATGATTCTCTTTTAGATCAAGATTCGGCATCTCTTGATCAACAAAAGTGGCTTGAAAAAAATGTTCTTAAGATGAACTATAAATCATTTACTCAAATTGTTATTTTGGGTAGTAGCACTTTTGTTCCCTTTATGCAACTCACTACATCAAATCGTCGTGAGGTAATTGAAGATCTTTTGGATATTAAAATCTTCTCTTCTATGGGAATTGTAATTAAAGAAAAAATTCGTTCACTTAAGGAAGATCTTAAAGTTTTGGAGTTGAAAAAAGAAACTCTAAACGATAAAGTATCTATGCAGAAAGACTTTATTGAAGAGCTTGAGAATCGTGGTAATGCCAACATTAATGCCAATAAGGAAAAAATTACTAATTTGGATTCTGAAATTGGCAATTATTTAGAAGAAAATATTGACATTTCTAATAAAGTTAGTTTATTGGAAAAACAACTAAATGATTATGTTGGAGCCACAGAAAAACTTCGTAAGTTGGGAAACCTTAAGGGAAAGATCTCTCAGAAAGTATCTACAATTACTAAAGAGCATAAGTTCTTCACTGAGAATACGGTATGCCCCACCTGTACTCAGAGTATTGAGGAGGACTTTAGAATAAATAAGGTTAATGACGCTCAAGATAAAGCAAAGGAGTTGCAATCTGGTTATAAAGAACTAGAGGAGGCAATTAAAGAGGAAGAGGAGCGAGAGCGTCAATTCACTACTCTCTCAAAGGAGATCTCAAAACTAACTAATGAAATTTCTCAAAACAATACTAGAATTTCTGGATGTCAACGACAAATCAGAAATTTGGAATCGGAAGTTCAAAAACTTACCGACCAACTTGCAAACAGAAATACTGAGCATGACAAGTTAGAGACCTTCAAGGACAACTTAAAAACCACATACGACGAGCTCGCAACTAAGAAGGACACTATTAACTATTACGATTTTGCGTATAGTTTACTTAAAGACGGTGGAGTAAAATCCAAAATCATTAAGAAGTATCTGCCGCTGATAAATCAGCAAGTCAATCGTTATCTTCAAATGATGGATTTCTATATTAACTTTACTCTTGATGAGGAGTTTAACGAAACCGTCCAGTCCCCCATTCATGAAGATTTTTCCTATGCTTCTTTTAGTGAAGGAGAAAAGATGAGAATCGATCTCTCTCTACTCTTCACTTGGAGAGAAGTTGCGAGAATGAAGAACTCGGTTAATACAAATCTTCTGATTATGGATGAGGTGTTTGATAGTTCTCTTGATGGATTTGGAACTCAAGAGTTTATTAAAATCATTCGTTATGTGATTCAAGATGCTAACATCTTTGTTATCTCCCATAAAACTGGACTAGAGGACAGATTTGAAAGTGTCCTAAAATTTGAAAAGATTAAGGGATTTTCACGTATGGTGGCCTGAAGCACCAAAGAACAATGAACACTCCAAACTGGCAACACCATTCCAAGAAAGAACAGAAACGAAAACTTAAACCGCAAGCACTGAGGCAAGCAAAAGCAAGACTCGCCCAGTTCAAAAAGCGTCACATGGGTCGTCCGAAGGGCGACCTTTCGTTTTATTATGGCCACATACGAAACGAAACCGATGCCTGTTCGCCACGAAATCAAATCTCAACTTGCTAAACTGCTTGCCACTGAGGATTTGGTGGTTGAGCATAAGAGTATTCCTACTGCTTGCTTCAATGTTCATACTCGTGTCCTGACACTTCCTCTGTGGGAAAGAGCAAGTAGTCTTGTGTATGATCTTCTGGTTGGCCACGAAGTTGGCCACGCTCTCTTTACTCCTGATGAGAACTGGTTGGATAAAGTGAAAGTCCCTCAGCAGTTTGTGAATATCGTTGAGGATGCTCGCATTGAGAAACTGATGAAGCGTAAATATGCTGGTCTTGCTAAAACTTTCTTCAACGGATACAAAGAACTGAACGAGGAAGATTTCTTCCAGATTGCTGATGATGATATCTCTACTTTTAATCTTGCGGATCGCGTAAATCTTTATTTTAAGGTTGGTAACTTTGTTACTCTAGACTTTAATTCAGAAGAACAAGATATTATCAATCTGATTTCTGCGACTGAAACTTTCGCTGATGCCCTGATTGCCGCTGAAGAACTTTACAAATATTGTAAGAAAGAAAAGGAACAACAACAGAAAGTTGCTGACTTTGATTCTCACGAAATGGCGGGAGATTCACAGTCACCTGCCAAAGAAATCACCGAGAGTAATGACTCCTCTTCTGAGGAAGAGGGTGAGAGTAATAACTCTCAACCAAAAGAGGATAGTGGGTCTTATGGTGGAACCGCTCAGGGAGATCAAACTCCAGTAAAATCTGGTGGCGAGGAAAGTGAGCCTGAAGTTCGCACCGCTGATTCTTTGGAAGAGAAACTTCGTGATCTTGTAAACAATGATGCATATGAGAATGTTTATGTCGAAGTACCTAAATTGAATCTTGATACCATTATTGGTAAAAATTCTGATGTTCATAAAGAAATTGATTTTTCTTTTTCTCATCAACAAATTATTCATCTCAACCATGCCAAAGAAAAGCGTTATGAACCAGTAAATCTTTATAAAGAATCCGACCTTGAGTTTAAGAAGTTTAAATCTTCTGCTCAAAAGGAAGTGAGCTATTTGGTAAAAGAGTTTGAATGTCGCAAAGCAGCAGATCAATATGCTCGTGCATCAACTGCTCGCACTGGTGTTCTTGATACTGCTCGTCTTCATACCTACAAGTACAATGAGGACCTTTTCAAGAAGGTTTCAGTAATTCCTGATGGTAAGAATCACGGTCTGGTATTTGTACTGGACTGGTCTGGTTCTATGTCCGATGTGATGGTTGATACATGTAAGCAACTCTTTAATCTTGTTTGGTTCTGTAAGAAGGTTTCTATTCCTTTTGAAGTCTATGCCTTCACAAATGAATGGCGAAGGGGAGAATATGATTATGAGAATGACCGTTATCTTGCTGCTGATCGCACTCCTCATTACGAAAAGAAAGAAAGTCTGCTGCTTGTAGATGAAACTTTCTCTATGATGAATATTCTTACTAGCAAAGTAAATGGTAAAGAACTGGAACATCAAATGTTGAATATTTGGCGTCTTGCTTATTGCTTTGGTAGGTCTTATTATTCTCCTTATACTTACTCCAGTCGGATGGCTCTTTCTGGAACTCCTTTGAATGAGGCTCTGATTGCTCTACATCAAATCCTCCCGAAGTTCCAAAAGGAAAACAAACTCCAGAAAGTTCAGTGTATTGTTCTAACTGATGGTGAAGCAAATCAACTCGTCTATCATAAAGAAGTTCAGCGTTCTTATCAGAAAGAACCCGTTCTTGGAACTGGATATGTTCATCCACAAAATACTTTCCTTCGTGACCGTAAACTTGGCACAACCTATAATGTTGATTATGGGTATCACACCTTTACAGACACTCTTCTCAGGAATCTGAAGGACAAGTTCTCTTCTATGAACTTTATCGGTATTCGTGTTCTTGAGAGCCGTAATGCTAGTCGGTTCATTCAACTTTATCATTCTCAACTTGATAAGCAGTATGAAAAAATTCAGAACGATTGGAAGAAACTTCGTAGTTTTACTATCACTAACTCTGGATACGATGCATACTTTGGTCTCTCTGCTACAGCACTCTCTCAGGATAGCGAATTTGAAGTTGCTGAAGATGCTACCAAGTCACAAATTAAATCTGCATTTGTCAAGTCTCTGAAAACTAAGAAACTAAATAAAAAAGTTCTTGGTGAGTTTATTTCCCTGGTAGCATGAAACAAAAATTTCCTCTCCCCCACATAGTAAAGTGTGATGTTAAGGAAGTGTGGGTAGTTTGCAATAGTAGCATTACTGCAAAGGGAATGCCTGCCTTAATGGAAAAGTATTATCCTGGATATACTGCTTGTCTTTGCAGCGAAGACTATCTAGAAAAACTCAAGAACCAGTTAGCAAACTGACCACATGGGTCCCAAGAGGACCCTTTTTTCGTTTATAATGACTAGGTTGAAACAAAGCAAACGAATGGCACTCTCTTCTGACTACATCCGCACTTCTCTCCAGGCACTCTACGGCAACAGTGTGACTGGTGCTGATATTCGTGCTTGGTGTGCTCTGAATGATTCTAACTATCAGACGGTTACCAAGAAACTAGATCAGTTTAAGGTGGCTCGCGGTAAGTGGAATCTTGAAGTGACTCAACAAAAGGTAGAAGAAATCGAACGTACTTTCCAAGCACCAGCAGTGGTTCCCCCTATCGAACAAAACCTTATTCCCGATAAAGATGATACCTTCGTCAAGTTTGGCAATTTTAACGATATTAAAAAAATTATTTCCAGTCGTCTGTTTTACCCTACCTTTATCACTGGCCTTAGCGGTAACGGGAAAACTTTCGGAGTGGAACAATCTTGTGCTCAGTTGGGTCGTGAGTTGATTCGTGTAAACATTACTATTGAGACTGATGAAGATGACCTTATCGGTGGTTTTAGGCTTGTTGATGGGAACACTGCATGGCATAACGGTCCCGTCATCGAAGCACTGGAGCGAGGAGCAATCCTTCTCCTTGACGAAATCGACTTGGCTTCCAACAAAATCCTCTGCCTTCAATCTATTCTAGAAGGTAAAGGTGTCTTCCTGAAAAAAATTGGGCGTTGGGTAAAACCTGCTGATGGTTTTAATGTGATTGCCACTGCCAACACCAAAGGTAAGGGTAGTGATGATGGACGTTTCATCGGCACTAATGTACTTAATGAGGCATTCCTTGAGCGTTTTCCTGTAACATTCGAGCAAGAATATCCTTCTCCAAAAATCGAACAGAAAATTCTGGAAGGTGTTGCTTTGGATGTTAGTGTGGAAGACCGTGATTTCTGCAAGCGACTAGTGGATTGGGCTGACATCATTCGTAAGACCTTCTACGATGGTGGTATTGAGGAAATCATCAGCACCCGCCGTCTGGTCCACATCATCCGTGCCTACAGCATTTTCCAAGATAAAGCAAAGGCAATTCAAGTTTGCGTAAATCGTTTTGACGACGAAACCAAACAAGCATTCCTGGAACTTTATGATAAAGTGGATGCTGACTTCCAAATGCCAACTGAAAAGGTTGCCCAAGACGCTCCTTTCTGATAGAATATGAGAAGGTCAATGTGCCTTCTCTTTTGTCCTTTTACTATGAAACACAATGTCTGAAAACTTTGAGAGCACTTATGAAAGTCTTCTGCCATATAATTTTTCGGCAGATTACACGGCATCAGCAGATACTGTAAGCCTCTCTTCATTTGAAGATGATATTATCTCTAACTCGTTTTTTAATTTGAATATGCCTGAAGATACCAATAAAAATGGTTTTTGGAAGTATGAAGAAGATAAGACTTTGAAAGAAATCGAACAATATCTTTCTAGCACTTATCACCAACACTACACTTCTCAAGAATCCAAAACTCAAACTCTGGATTTAATTGAAAGTATTGGTGATGCTGAACCTTTCACTCGCTCAAATGCTATCAAGTATTTGTCTCGGTTTGGTAAGAAGAATGGTAAGTCTAAGATGGACATTCTGAAGGCAATCCACTATTGTATTCTTCTGTACCACTTTGCTGGTCTTCACAAAAACAATACTACTTCCGACTTTCCTTATTGATTATTATGAAACTCTCTGATAAAACTCTCTCTGTCCTGAAGAATTTTTCTTCTATCAATCAGTCTATTCTATTCAAACAAGGAAATAAACTTCGCACTATTTCTGTGATGAAGAATATTCTTGCAGAGGCAACTATTACTGAAGACCTTCCAAAAGATTTTGGAATTTATGATCTCAATCAATTTTTGAATGGCCTTGGACTTCATCAGAGTCCTGAACTTGATTTCAAAAATGATGGTTATGTAGTCATTAAAGAAGGAAAATCGCGTTCAAAACATTTCTTTGCGGATCCCACTGTCATTATTACTCCTCCCGATAAGGAAATTAATCTTCCTTCTGAAGATGTGTGCTTTGAACTCAGTACACAGGTTCTTGACAAACTCCTTAAAGCTGCAGCAGTTTATGGAGTTCCTGACTTGTCTGCTATTGGTGAAGCTGGAGTTGTGAAGTTGGTTGTTCGTGATAAAAAGAATGACACATCAAACGTTCATGAAGAAGTTGTTGGTGAAACTAATTCTGAATTTATGTTTAACTTCAAGGTAGAAAACATCAAAATTCTTCCTGGGACTTATGAGGTAGTTGTGTCAAAAAAACTTTTGTCACGTTTCACGTCCAAAAACCACGATCTGGTCTATCATATTGCTCTAGAACCTGATTCAACTTTCGGATGAATATTTTTGTAACTTCTCCTTGGCCTGCAGAGAGTGCTATTTGTCTCCCCGATAAACACGTTGTCAAGATGCCCCTGGAGTGCTGCCAAATGCTCTCCATCGTTGCATCTGAGAAGTGGGGTCATAACTATGGTCCTCTGTATAAGACTGACAACACTCCCTACAGAACTGAAAAAGGTGCGTTTCGTAATCATCCCTGTACCAAATGGGCTATGGAAAGTATCCATAATGCCTATTGGTTAATCAAACATGGATTGAACTTGTGTGATGAATA